TCGGTATAAACAGCGGCGGGGGTATGGTCTCAGGAACGGCGGAGCTTGCCCACATCATCAGGGGGATAGAAAAGCCAATCGTAGCCTATACCAATGGGTATATGTGTAGTGCGGCTTATTGGATTGCCTCAGCCTGCGATAAGGTAGTGAGTAGCCCCTTTGCTGATGCCATAGGGAGCATTGGCACTATGCTACATACGCAAGACTACTCACAGATGTTCGAGAAGTGGGGCGCCAAGATCTATGAAGTGTATGCCCCTGAGAGCAGCGAAAAAAACAAGCTATGGCGGGACTTGGTGGCAGGGGATGATACCTTGGCCAAGGAGCGCCTCAGCGAGCTGGCTAAGGGCTTTATTAGCTCCGTGCAGGCCTGCCGAGCAGACATCAAGGACGACGGGCGTGTATTCAAGGGGGCTGTATATAGCCCTAAGGGCGCGCTGGAGGTCGGCCTTGTAGATGAAATAATGAGTTTGGAAACCTTAATAAACGAGATATGAAATACGTATTGTTATCGGCGCTCTTAGGGAGTGCCTTAGAGGAAAAAAAGCCGCTCTTTGGGGGTGAGGCCTATGTAAGCCTTACCGCTTCGCAGCTGGCCAAGGTGGAGTCAGCCCTTGCAGAGAAGAAAGAGACAGCGACTGCGGAGCAAGTGGCTGCCCTTGAGCAGGAGATTGCCACGCTGAAGGCTGAAAAAGAAAAAGTCGCCACAGAAGGAAAGGCGCTGAGTGAAGCCCTTGGCGAGGCGATGGCGCTGAATGACCTTAAGAGTAACGGAGATGCGATCGCTGACATTGCTACCCTTGGTAAGACTTGCAAGGAGTATGGGGAGAAACGCCCAGTACATACCCAGCCAAGTAATGACGGGCGTGAACAGCAGAGCGGGGACGAAGTAGTGCGAATGGAAGATGCACACAATCAGCTGTAAGAACAATTTAGAATAACAACTTAAAAGTAAGAATATGGCAAGAAATATTGACATTGAACAAATCAAAAATGAGTTGGTTCGTTATGGAAAGAAAAATCCTTTTGAGCTACAAGCGGCGATTCTTTCGGATAAAATCCTACTGAACCAATTTGCTAAAACTTTGCCAAAGGTCAAAGGGGAGTATCATATCCCTTATGTACTAATGACGAACGTGGTGCAAGCCTTTTCGGATACTTGGACTCCGTATGGTAAGGTTTCTTTTGGCAAGAAATTGCTGAAGAACTTCCAACAGAAAATGAACTTTCAGATCAACCCATACGAGGTGTATGACAGCTGGGTAGAAGAACTATACGAAGAGGAGAAGAAACCCAATGAAATGCCTATCAGCAAGTACATCATGCGTATGGCGCAGGATAAGATCATCTCCGACTTGAATGTGGTTTCAGTTGTAGGGAAGTACGATTCTACTCAGGTAGGAAGCACTACTCCTGACTACACCAAGACCATGGATGGTCTGAATGAAGTGGTTACCAAAGCAGTTGCTGACACAGAAAACCCTGTATTCCTAATCCCTGTGGATTCTTCCGCTACCATAGTGGATAGGGTAACGAAGTTTGAAAAAGGGTTGCCTGACCAAGGGAAAGTAAGCACTATCTTACTCTCCTTGGAAGAGTTCAACGACTATGTAGAGGCACGTGAGACCCCAGCCAACCAGTACATAGACTTCAAGGATCCACAGCGCGGCAAGACGAAGTACGGCCGTACCATAGTGGGAGTACCAGGACTGAAGAAAGGGCGTATCATAGCGTGGTACGATGGGAACTTCTTCCGCTTGTACGATCGCAAAGACAATCCCGCACTATTGGACGATGTGCAGGTACAGGACTATGTAGTGAAGCTCTTCTCTCAGTGGCACTTGGGCTACGATTTTGCGGTGAACCAATACCTATTCGTAGAGACTGCGGATGCCAGCAAGCACAGAGGATTGAACAATGATTCACAAAACAAGCTGTTCTATCCAAACCTATTTTTATAATTAAATAGATAATATATGGCAAAAGATAATAATGATAACAGAGAACTGACCCTTGAGGAGCGCGAGGCGCTCCTTGAGGATCGCTCTTCGGAGCTGAGCACCCGTGAAGCGGCTGTGGATCGCAAGGAATCAGAACTGAATGACATCGGTACGGAGCTGGAGGCACGAGAAAAAGCTCTTAACCAAAGAGAGCAGGCCCTTGACGAAAAGGAAAAAGCCCTTGCAGCATTAGAAGCTACTTTGGAGGCTGCGGGAGGCAAAAGGGTATTGCAGGTAGAGGAAAAGAGAGAAGGACATGCCTTTTCTTTTCGTGGAAAGCAGTACCAGTTTGCAGACGATGCGCCCTTGCAGATCCTATTCGGTGGGGAGCGCTACACTCAGGAAGAGTTGGCCGCAGATGAGGAAGCACTCGTGCAGCTCATAGGCGGGGGAAGCGCTCTTATTGTAAAGAGTGAAGAGTAAAAAACGAATAAACTTAAAAGATAAAAGAAATGGCTACAAATTGTTTTGATAATGCACCTTTTGAGAGCTTGGACAGCTGTCCAAACGACGAGGTGAGCGGGGGTATCAGTACGCGTGTGCTATATGCCCCTACAGCCTTCCTCGACAAATGTGTCCTCCCTCCTAATACGGGGGAGCTGGGCAAGGCTAACACCATAGAGGAAGGAAACCTAACCCTTGTCACTGGGAAGACATGGAAGGGGATAGACCTACAGATCAACGAGAACGAACTAAAGATGAGCCTTGTGGGCAACGCGGGGAACAAGAAGGCAAAGACAGACCTTGAGGCAAAGATTCCACGCTTTTCGGACAAGGTGCTCGACTTTATCGGGCGTTACAAGAACGTGCCTATGACCTTTATTGTGCCTGATGCTGTAGGTACTTTGTGGGTAGTGGGAACAAAGATTAACCCTGCCTTTATGGATTCGGCGGATGCTACTACAGGCAAGAAAGCCGAAGACGATTCAGGGGTAACACTGAAGATCACCACCAACTCCAAGTTGTACAAGTATGCGGGTAGCATTGCTGAGGCATAATTATTAATGATTAACGATTAATGCTCAATGATTAATGGCAAAGGATCAAGAAAATAAGAACATGGCGACTACTTCCCCCTTAGAACAGGGGGAGGTAAAGCGCCTAAAGCCTAATCTGGAAGAGTGCTTCGAGGTGCTGCTCCCTGGAGGGCGTGTATACTACACTGGGGAAAAGGAAGTACAAGCAGGGTTACAGATCGTAGACCTCTCGCGGGTGCCGTACAATGCCTTGGTACTATACATCACGGGGTTTAAGTACTTGGCGCTGAAAGAGGGGGCTGTGGCGCTCTTCTCGGAGCTGGGCGCAGCGACCCTTGAGAAGCTCATCGCCCAGAAGCGGGAGCACTACCCTAAGGATGTGCCGTACTTGGAGCGAGCGCTGAAAATGAAAAGAGGAGTGGCTAATGATTAATGATTAATGTTCAATGATTAATGACTGATAACTGACCACTGATAACTGACATTATGGATTATAAAGCTCAATATAGGGAATTGGTTAATGATTTGGAACGCCTTGGAGGAGATCTTCGAGGCGTTCCTCGCTACTATTCCTTAGAAGCAGAGGCAAAGGTAAGGCGACTTATCAAAGAGCGCCCCCCCCCGCCCCCTTGGCCGCCTGATTCCCAAACCCCCCCCACAAGTGGGGAGCCTCCACAAAAAAGCGAGGGGCCAGCAAAAAAAACGGATTGGATTGCCGATTATCCTGTGGCGCTACATGGGGTGTATAGGGCTAAGCAAGAGGCGTGGCTCCGTGCCTGTTCGCTGAAACTTACATTAAATACCATACCTATGGAGGACGAAGTCAAAGCCTGCGAGATACAGCGGCAGCTCTGGCAGCTCTTCGAGACGATGGACAATTGTGATGTGATGCTGCAATATTGGCGTGATCATAAGAAGATCCTTGAGCCAGTCCAAGAGGATTACAGCCGCCTTACCCCTATGGAGCTGGTGCAACGCCGCAATACATTGCGCAGTAATATCGTATCACGAGAAAAGAGCTTGGCCAAGTGGGAAGAACAAGCAAAGAGTGAAGAGGGCATGACTGTGAGGAGCTTATGGGTGCTCAATGAGAAGATCGCCAGAAAGCGCGAGGAAGTGGAACAAATGAAACTACAAGTGAAGGAGATAGAGAAGTTAATGACTAATGACTAATTTTCAAAAGTTGTCCTTTAGCTGCAGGATGGAGTGCAGTACCTTTGTCTCATTATTTAAAACCATTCCCTATGATAAACGTAATGAATACCACTACCTCTCTTGCCTCATGTGCTGAAGTGCACATAGGAAAAAATGTAGACAAAGCCAAAACCAACGAGAAAGCACAAGGATACCCGCTGATCGTAGGCGCTTCGGATATACAAAAGGGGCGTATCGTATGTAAGCGGTATGTGGAAATAGAAAAAGTAAAAAACCCTGTATTTGCTCAAAAGGGCGATATTATCCTAAGTGTGGTGGGCACCTTGGGTAAGATGGGGGTAATGACCATAGAGAAAGCGGTATTGTCCGCCCATGTGGTGGCGATTCGCCCCAAAGATGGGGTTTCCATGCCTTACCTTGCGGGGATATTGGGGCGTATGGTATTGGACATTCCTATTCCGGATGAGTTTGCCACAGGCTTTTCCAAGAAATTGGATATAGAAGCCCTCAAGCAGCTGCGCTTTACCTTGCCCAACCTTATCGTACAGGAATACCTACTGGCGCAAATGGCTTCTATTTGTTCGCTGACGATGGCTTTATATGCTGACAAAGAGGCTTTGCAGGATACGGATAAGCTCATAGACTACTTAGTGGAACAGCATTCCAACACCCGAGAGCGTTATCGTCAGCTTATAGGCTCGTTGGGGCAACTGGTTTCGGAAATTTCCAAATGGAAATCGGACGAAATGACGGACTACTTAAAAGAACATTTTTCAGGTATTTTAGATCGTGTAAAAAAGATATAATGAAAATAGAGAAAGACATCATTTCTATTTTGGCTCAATGCCAAGTGGAAGGGAATACCCTTCGGATCACACAGCAGCTGGATCGCAAGACGTATGCCCAGCTGAACAAAGTACTTACAGCCCTTGGTGGAAAGTGGAAAGCTGCCAAGAAAGTGCATGAGTTCGAGGAGGATGTGGAGGCGCTCCTCGAAGAGGTGATCACCACAGGGGAGTATAGCTGTATCAAGAAAGATTTTCAGTTCTTCCCTACGCCGCCCTCTTTGGCAGCTGAGGTGGTAGCCATAGCAGGTATTCGCCCTGGTGAGCAATGCTTAGAACCCAGCGCAGGTACGGGCAACATAGCGGCGCTTATGCCTGATTGTGACTGTATCGAGCTCAACGAGAAGAACCGCAAGATTCTTCAGGAGAAAGGGCTCAGGATCGTAGCGGAGGACTTTATGAGTTTCGAGCCTCAGAAGGAGTATGATGTAATCGTGATGAATCCACCCTTTAGCAAGGGGCAGGACGTTGCCCATATCACCAAGGCTATAGGAATAGCCAAGCGCTGTGTGATTGCCATATCCTCTGCCTCGGTGCTTTTCAGAACGGACAGCCGCACTCAGGCTTTTAGGGAGTTGGTAGCACAATATGGGGGCAGCATAGAGGAACTCCCCGCCGAGAGTTTCAAGGAAAGTGGCACCATGGTCAATACAGCTCTGATTAAAGTATTTAAGCAGTAGCAAGGAAAAATTTCCAAAATTGTCCCACGATTTGCCCGCTCGTGTATTGTCTGTTCAGACAATACACCTATGAAAACACTTGTAACCACTTATCATTTAGCTACTTAAAAAATATTTCTTTTTTTCGTAGAAAACATTTGGTAGTTTCAAAAAAAGTTGTACCTTTGCAATGTTCCAACAAGAGCAACACTTGTTTAAAGTTGCAAAATACCATTATAAACCCATATCCGTGAAGGTGTCGTATAGCCGTAATGCTATACAAACAAATGCGTAAGCTCTTGTTGGAACAACACCCACTCACGGATTTTTTATTTTTATCTTATGTTCCAACAAGAAAAAACAACCGTAGATACTATGCCTGTAATGGAGGCGTTGTATCCCCAAAAACCACAGGCGCCCCGCTCCAAGGGGTTATTGGAAGACCTCTACGAGGAGGTAGCCAAGGAGTATTTTCAAGAAATTCTTCAGGAAGCTC